CAGAGTGAAATTCCTTCGCCACCTTGACCGGCACCCCGGCTTTCTTAGCGAATGACGGGTTATGGGCAGCCGCTCGCATGAGCTTAGCCTGCTTCGCAGATTTGCTCGGCATATACTTCTCCCCTGTATGAAAAATCCCGCGCCCTTGTTAGAGCGCGGGTAGTTGGCAGGTTACTTATCTAGCTTCTGGTGAGGGTGAGCCTTGGCGTCGGACGTGGTAACATCCGGGCTGTGAGGCGCACGAGAAGCTTCAAGCGCAGCGGGGTTGATCAGCGTCGTAATGACCGCACCCTGCTTGATACCGTTGAGCAGAACGTGAGCCAACGGGTTGCGCATTTCCACGCCCCACTCGGCGAGGATCATCCGGGTTTCCGCATCGCCGATCTTTGCAATCGGGTACGACCGGAAGTTCCGGAAGAATGCCGTGGCGAGGAAGTCGGCATCGAGGATGAAGCCAACATCGGTGGGCATCCACCGCGACGGCATTGCCTTGATGCGACCGAAATCGGTGGCGATGATGTCCACCGTTGCGACCACTTCGGTCTTCCCAACCATGACCTGCGAAATGCCACGACCTTCGAAGGTGCTGACAGTTCGCTTGATCCCCGGAGGAACAATCAGGGCATCCGGAGAGGCACCGTTGGTGTACGCCTTCTGCATCGCATCGCCGATCATCTGTTCGGTGAGAGCGACTTGGGAAGCGCCCGCGACGGCAGCGAAAGCGTCCGTAGCGAGGACCGGAAGACCGGCAGTAACACCGACGACCGCACCGGCAACCGCGCCGAGCTTGTCCTTAGCGCGGCCAAGCCAGTGAGCGATGGCTTCCGTCTTGCGGGCGGTGGTGGTTTCCGCACCATCATCGCGAGCTTGCCGAGACGACATGATGGATTCGATGTCCGACTTGAGGACCTTCGAAGCCATCGCCATCTGGTGGCCCATTTCGGAGCCTTTACCAGCCGCATCCGAAGCTTCCTGCGACCCGGTGACGGTAGCATCGCGCTTCGAAATCTGACAGACGTTCGTCAGGCGAGCCGTGGGGGTGCTCACAGAGCGGACAAGCTCGAAACCTTCGAGCTGGGCGTTGTTCGGATCAACGGTGGGCAGGTTTTCGGTCTGCCAATCGAAGGTCCGGTTCTTTGCGTTGCGCCGACGAGACATCGAAAGGATCGGTGTGTCGAAGGGGTCGATGTTGTAGATAGCATTCGACAAATCTTCTCTGTTACCCTTAGCGGCGTAAGTAGAGAAGCCGTTGGAGATTACAGGCATTGGGGGTCATCCTTTTGCGAGGAACTGGTCAAATACAACGGCGGCATCTTCGATGCTACCGCTGCGATTGAGCCTCTTCATCGCCGAAGTAGCTCCCCTTTGAGCCGTGCGCGTCCTAGCGCTTCCCGCTCCCGGAGGTATCGGCTTGCCTTGCGGCTGGCGAACGATTGGCTTAGGCTTGGCAGCCATCATTCGGTCGAACTTGGACGCTTTCAGAAGAATCTGGAGCATCCTGCTGTCGTACACTTGCGACAATTCTTCTTCGCCGAAACCGGCAGACAAACCGGTCCTGCGCATCGATTGCAAATCTTTGGCCCTCCGCTTGGGGTCGGTCCAGTATTTGCGGTTCATAGCCTCGAATTTCTGGCTCTCCTCCTCAGCGAATGCCGCGAGTTGAACAGAGCTAGACTCCTGCATCTTCTTTTGAGCTTCATTCAACTGCGTTTGCAGAGCGGCCTTAAATCCGTTGGCTTTCTCATAATAACTCTGCAATTGCCGCGCCTTGACAGGATCAGCGGCGAATTCTTTATCCCAATCCGGCTCCGGGGGAATCATGGAAGCCATATGGGCCTCCATCTGCTTCGCCACCGTCATCGAATATTCGTAATTCTGAACGGCATCGGCGGCGGCGCGACGAACTATCTTTTTAGCTTCGTCCAGCTGGTTCATCCGCTGGTGGAATGTCTCGGTGCGGATGTAACCTTCCGCAGCTTCCTTTACGGTTACCTTTTTGGGTTCGCCGTCAATAGTTACCTCGATTTCCTGCGCTAGAACGGCATCTTCTTTTTCTTCTTCGTCGGGATCATCGTCGGCGTCGTCGTCAGATTCGTCATCTGGCTTATCGGCGTCGTCGCCTTCGCTATCTTCGTCATCTCCTTTGCGAGTATCCCCTGGACCTTTCTTGGGCGGAACTTCGTCGGCATAGATAGCCTCCTCTGGGCCCAAGTCATCGCCGCCGCCCTTCGCGGGGCTTTCATCGTCGACTTCTACTGCACCCACATTGGCGAACATCTTTTCCGGGGGTCCCTCGGAACGATCAACCCGTCCCGCCTTGCCCACAGGTTTCGCATCTGAATCCATTACGGCGTCAAATGCTACAGCTGCTTTTTCCAGATCGTCGGCCACAAAACCCCCTATTTGTTAAATCGCTCGCGCATCTTCTTATCCGTAATGTAGTCTTCTAATTGCTTCTTAACATCACGAACTGCCTTCATAGTAGCATGGGCCGTGCTGGCTGTCAAGCTACCTACATCCGCATTAAGTAGTGTTCCCAGCGCCCTAGAATATACATCATCTAAAGCATCCTTAAGTACGGAATTATCTAGAAGCCCCTGGGCTTCCGCCGCCCGCTCGTCAACCTGTAAGTTGCTCAGGCGGGGCTTCGACCCCTGGTTCGGCAGGTGCTCGGTTTCCATTTGCAAGTCCCATCAATTATTGGGCGTACTCGGGAACGGGAAGCGGCGGCGGTTCTTGGAGAGCCTGGGGCGTGTTTTGAGCCGCCACCGCCTCTTCGTCCACAGCATCCGCCATTGCGTCCGCTTCGATCTTGGCCGCATCGAGGATGCCGCGAACCATCATTTCGTCTCTGCGGAAGTCGTCGTCTACTCGGAGTTTTCGGTCGGCGAAATTAGATTTGGATATCTCCGTCGCCATTTTGACCCGGTTCTTCTCCATTTCAGACTGAGCAAGAAGCGTTGCTGCATCTGGTTCTTTCGGAGTGGAGGCAATGGCCTGAATTTGTTCTGGAGTAATTTCACGATAGTACCTCGCCACATTCTTGACGTTCGCGATGGCCAAAATATCAGTAAGGGTATTTCGGAACTCCTGGACGCCGCAAAGCGGGTTCTCTACACCGAATTGAGTCATCACGGCGGTTTGCGTTGCCTTCACTTCCTGCAGAACCATCAACCGGGTCATATCCGAACCCTTCCCGAGGGTCGGGTTGATTGCGATGCGCATCGTGGGGTCATAAGTAGAGGGGTTGATAGTCTCCCACTTGCCCCGAAGCTGTATCGTACGCTCCTGATTAGGGTGGTTAACTATCTCCCGAAGCAGCCCACGGAACAACTGCTTCAAACCAGTTTCCGCGAGGATGCGAGCGCACAGTTCGATGCGTTCTTGAGCGCCCTGAACGATTGCGTCGATCCCGGTGACATTCGTGGACTGCAAGGCGCGCGGATCGAGGCCCTTAGAAGCCTCTCCGATGCCCGTTCGGGACTGTCGGAGCCTCTCCATGACGTCGAACATGGCAAAAACAGGCTGGCCGACGAATTGGTGGGTCAAAGACATGACCGCTTGGCTCGGATCACCCATCGTACGGATCGGAGCGCCAATTTCGTCGTTCAGAACATCGTCGGAGTTCGTAACAGTCTGGTTGAACGCCGTTCTAGGCCAAATGGACTGTGCGAGAGAGTCCAAAGAGCCTCGGAGCATATTCGTCTTAATTACCTGGATATCCTTTACCAAATCAGCAGGAGTATCGCCCACCAAAGTATGAGGTTCAGGATCAGGACACCAGACGGCAAAATTCGGATAAGCCGCCACTTCGTCGTAGATAATGTGGTGACTATCCCCGACAGTGTGGATTTCGCGGAGTTCCGCGATGCCATCGCCGTCCTTGTCGATCCGAATGAAGTAGCATCCATATCGAATATCCCAGGCATCAGAGGGGTCTCCTTCGTCCAGCCCTTGATTTCGGAACAGCCGGTCCGTGGAGTACGTATTATTGCCGCCATCGATATAATCGGCCAGTTCCATGGGGTCGTAACCCTTCTCGATAAGCATCGAAATAGGAACGATCTGGTCGTGGCCGATCAGGGGCGCGTTTTCGACGTCCTTGGCCTTCCGAGACACCCGGAACTCGTCCAAAGGCACCGAGACGATCTTTACTAGAGGTTTAGACTTAGTAAAACGGATACGAAGAGCATGAAGAGTACCAGGATGGTCATGAGAAGGCTCTGCGTCAATAATCTCGACGCTGGGATTTTCGCTAACGAGGAATTGTACCTGTTCCTGAGTGACATTGGAGTACTCCTGTTCCGTCACTTCCTCGCTCTGATCCGTGTGCCATCGCATGACGCCCGTCTTGCATCGCAGAGCATCCTTAATGATATCGTGAAGGAGCAGGAAACCCTCATTATCTTCCCAGAGGATATAGTTCAGGTATTCCGTGCATTGCTTCGCTGCTTCTTCCTGCCCTTGGTGGTTTGGAGCGCACGTAGCGACTCGTTCAGACGAAGTGAAAATACGGATGAGAGAGGGTAAGATGGACATAACGGTATCGCGGAAGTCCGTAGATACTGCTGATGATTTTCCGTCACCTTCTTGCTCCGGTGTTTCGCCGTAGAAGTATTTGAGATTTTCATCGCGGGCTGGTCCTAGAATACTCTCCTCGAAGCTAAAGGCATCGTCGATCAACGCTCGGACCGACGAAGCATATACATTGTTATCTGGATTACCCGCGTCAACGTCCACTTCGGACATCGCGCCAACGTCACCCTGGTCGAACAGCCGCTCGAGCAGTTCCGCAGGTGCCGAAGAATCCCCACCTGGCCTTGGCGTTACAACGTTCATCTCATTCTCCTAGCCGGAGCATTGTGCATCCGCTTGAGATTGCGCTTGAGAGCACCGGAGCCAATTCCGATCACATTGTTGCCGCCGATCATAGGGGCGATCATGTTAAGAGCGACCGAACCATACCGGAATGCGTCGGAAGGATGGGTTGCCCACCCCGCCTTTGCGGAGTGATCCGGCTTCCCAATGGCTGTCTTGTGGTAATTCCTTAAGGCCGTGACCCCGGCTTCGGTTCGCACTTTATCGAACCAAGTAAAGCGAATCGTCGCGCGTGTCGCGGATATCCCGTCTTCAATCGAATGGGGCGGGCACACAAAAACGTTCGGTAACATGCTATCCAGGACTTCCTTCCTAGATACT